TTCTTTTACTTTAGATGCCTCTTTCCACATATCAGAAATATGTTTTGCGGCCTTTTCTACAAGCGAATATTCTTCTTTATAACTTTCTTTCTTAATCCAATTCTCTCCCATTGGATCATATGCATCATATGTGCATGAACTCTCGGCAGTTGGTTTTCCAAACTCATCGCCACAGTTTTTACAACACATACCATTCATGTCTTTTTCTTCTTTAACTTCTTCTTTCTTCGCTCTCAATTTCTTGAGATCATCACCATCGACTTTACCATTTTTGTTAAGGTCGATTTTCTTCTGTTTTGCAGAAAGTTCTTCAGCAGTATGATAACCTTTACCTTCGCAATGGTCACAACCCTTACCTTCACATTGAGGACATTCAGTCTTTTCTTCGTTTTTGGGTTTCTCGCCCTTTTCTTTTTTGGCAATTGCGATTGCAGCCTGTTGAGCACGAGAAACCGCCTCAAGTACTGCACTTTCCAAACTACCAGTTTTTGTTTTTAGGTACTTACTCACTTGGTTTCTCCTGTGCATTTAGTTTGTTAATAGTTTCTTGTGCCTTTGCGATTTGCAACTGCAATTGAGCGATACGAGTTTTCTTCTTGTCATCTCGCATCTGGTCGACAGCTTTCGCTGTATCTGGTTTCTGAGGTTCTTCTTCCTCATTTAGTTTATTGATGATAGAAACAATCGCAGCATCTAGTTTCTTCATATCAGCAGGACTTGCACCCTTCTTCTTTGCCATTCCTAGAACTGCCATTCTTTCACGATCTTGTGTGCGAGATGAGTGTCCTTGTTTCTTAACACGTTTCTCAAACTCTTTTGCAAGATCATCAACCATACCCTCTGCAATGATTGGGTCAATCTCTTCATTTCTTTTAGACTTCTGATATGCTTTATATTCTTTACGGCGTTCAGAATCTTTGTCAATAAGAGAAAGAATTTTTTCACGAGGTTCAGTATCCAACTCATCAACAAATTTCATCAGTTGTTTTGACTGCCCCTTCTTCATCATCATCGCTGCTTTCATAAAGTCCATCTTATCAATGCCACCATTCTTACGAGCATAGTCCTCAAGTTCCTTAGCAACTCGTTTCATATTCTCATCAATAGTTTCTTCATCTAGTTTACCACCGGCATCTACGAATGCAGCAATTGCCATCTTTTTCTTTTGTTCATCTGACTTACCAGCAAACTGAGGAGCATCTGACTTTTGGAAGTCAGTAATCCATGCACCCAAACCATCAGAGACTTTTAGTTTCTCTGCAATCATCAATGCAGCTTCTTTCATTGTCTCTTCTTTATACATGTTCAACTCATATTTACCGTTGTCCATGCCATAGACTTGAACTTGGATTGCTTTCTTACCATCTTTACCTAATAGACGATATGAGTTAGTCTTACCTTTAGATGGTTTACGAGGGCCTGATGCAACCTTGTCATCAATCTCTTTAGGGTCAACTTCGATACCAAACTTCTTCTTTGCAAAGTCATATGCGTGTGCCATTGCTGATGAGAAGTCTTTATGATAGAGTTCGTAACCAGTAGATGATTTACCTTCTTCTAGTTCTACTCCCTCTAGTCTCAAACCAGCAAGTTTTGCAGCATCACCAACCTTACGAGGTGTTCCAATCTTCTTACCACTCTTTTTCCAAGAGATCATGTGCTTACCACCTTCAGTATCAAAGTCACCTTTATCTTTTCCTGAGTGTGCAAGATTAACAATTTGCATAACTGTTGCGCCTTTGGTTGGGCCTGGAACATCTCTACCAAGTCTACCAAATTCTTTTTTCAATTCATCTCTATCAGCATTGCTTAGATAAATCATTGGAACTCTATCACCACTTGCAATTTTGAAGTCTTGATTTTTTGACATGGATAGAATTTTTAGTGCCATGTCTTTTGACATTGCTTCTTCTAGTTCGACTTCTTCTTTTTGAACATCAAAGTGTGTAGATGGAACTGCAACCAAATTGGAATCACCAAATGCTTTTGCTGACTTCTTCAATGCCTGTGGAATATTATTTGCCTTTACAGATACACTATCACCCTTTTTTAACTTGTTTACTGGTTTTACAACCGTAACTTTCCAAGTTGCCATTGCCTCTTCAAGTTCAACCTCTTCTTTCATCTCATCGTGGGAGATATTTGCATAGAGAGATTTCATCTTTTCATGTGTGCCAGATAATTTGTTCTGCATCCATTCTGGGAACTCTCCACCACCTTGGATATGTTCCATCATTTTGTTCGCAGCATAAGACATAAACTTCAATTGGTCAAGAGCCATTGAACCTTCATCTGGTGATGCCGGCTCCATATCCTCTGGTGCTTCGTTTACTCTTTGAAGAACTGCCCTTACCTGTGGGTGATCAGACAATCCCTTTTTAATTTTTTCAATAGCATTAACTGCACCTGTCATGTTACCACCTTTGTAGCGTTTGTCAGATGCAATACCAATTGCCATTTTAATTTCTTTTGGTGAATATCCTTCACGAATCTGTGAGAGAATATCACGCATTGTATTTGAATATCTTGTCATTTCATTTTTCCCAAATTTTTATTCTAAGAGTTCCGTTCCCTTTGATGAGTCGGTGATATTCCTCTTTGTTAATAAAATATAACTTTCCTACTTTTAATTCCTCTGGTAGTTTATTGTCCATTTGAATTTGCCATCCCCCACCAGTGAGTACTGCAATTTCTCTGTCCCTTTTATCTCTATGCCATATCAGTTCTTCTTCGTTTAGGTTTTTATCGAATGTTCTGATAAAAGCACCACCCTCTACTTCAGTGTCCTCATATGGTTTTACCAATAGAAATTGCCTCCTCCACTCAAACCAAGTTGCTTTGCATAGCGTGGCAAGTTACATGCCCAATATGCGGCTTTGGTTCTGTCTTTTTGTTGGTCGCATTTGTGACGAGCAGCAAATGATTTTCTTGCCTCTGGATCATTCAACTTGACTTTTAGTCCAGTTGTATCGCCCCATGTAACCTTTTTGACATTCCCTGTTGATGGGTCTTTGACATACACATAGTACTTCTTAGGGCCACCAACCTTTGGTTTGTTTAGTTCTACATCTTTTTCTTCAAACATCATAGGACAGTCCAGTGGTACTGGCACTCCTTGATACATAGCATATTTACCCAAGTCGCCTTCCATAAGTTCTTTATCGAAACCTACTGGATTGTAGACACCCACTTTATAGGCATCTCTCTTTTCATTGAAGAATTCATAATACTTTTCTGAACCAACACGATAGATGTTGGATTCAATTAGACTTGATGTTTCACACTCATTGCAACAATCGGGAGTTCCACACTTTGTGTGTTCTTTAAATGAAATTACTGGTTGTCCTGGCGTCATTTCTTGAGTCATCTCCCTTCTTGCATCTGTTCCTATTTCACGAGGGTCTTCTTTCTCTTCAGACTTACCCTTGTGTTTCTTCCATAAATCTGCATCAGCAGTGGTTCTTGTCTTACCACCAGTGATGAAAGAATTAACTCTTGCGTGACCCCATTGCTCAGGAGTAGTGCCTGGCCTATGTCCAGTTCTCCACGCAGCAACACCACGATTATAAACTTGTTTTAAGATCGAAACTGAGATACCAGAAGCTTCTGCTTTCTTTGCAAGAGACTTATCTGCATCCTCAACCATCCTAGACTCTTTATACAAGTCTGGGAATTTCTTCTTCATCTTGTTTGTATACTGAGATGGTTTAGTCTTTGCAGACTTATCGCCTGGCGCTGGTTTGTATGCACTATCATCACCATCGTCCTTTTCTGCACCCTTCTCAAAATGTCTTGCACGAGCCTGTTTGGTGGACTTAGACATATCGTCACCTTCAGCATCTTTTGCATAATACTTTGCTGGTTGTGTACCTTCTCTATCTTTAATATCTTTGTCTTGTTTGCTTTCATTTGCAAGTTTTGGATACTTATCCTTGAATACATTGTGCAATGATCTTGCATTAATTCCTTGAAGTGTTCTTGCAACTTGGTCAGCATAATATGATATTGAATGTCTCAAGTTGCCGTTAGTTTCTTTCATCTTCCTATCAACCACAGACTTCAAAACTTCAGCAGCTTTCTCGTATCCTTTTTTATTAACTGTCTTTGCCAAAACATTTTTAATGAGTTGTTTAGTTGTTATCTCTTGCAGTTCATACAACCATCTCTTGTGTGTTGTGCCATCTTCTTCTGCAAAAGTAACATAGTTTGTTCCTCTACGAATAACTTTACCAGTTACACCAGTATATGAATCTGTAACTTCTTCACCAATGTTTAAAATCTCTCCACGAACATACAAATCTCTGAATACATCTTCTTCAGTTAGAACTTCTTCTCTTGGCGAAAATGATTCACGAATGCCCATATACTTACGAACATCTTTGAACAGAGACATTGATTGACTGAAGTTCTTTGGCAGTCCAAGTTTGAACTGTTCAAAATCGTTTGCAGAGGCAGCGGCCCGCATCTTAGATGCAGACATACCAGTTACACCTTCTGCATCTGGGTCACGTTCACCA